TCGTTTGCGTGCTTCATAGGTCCCCGCCTTTCTCGTATTGGATAAGGTCCCAGGCTATGACCGCGAAAACCGGAACCCAGGGAAAAAATAGTATTAACTCAAATAGTGTATTCATGTGTGTGTGTATGTAGTTTGTTCAAATAAATAAAAGCGCGTTTCTCGTTTGGATTAGAAGCGCGTCAATCGAGTGTTTTCTCAATGTCTATAATCATAAGCCGCAAATTATCTTTTATTGATTGCATCTTATCCCATGAAAATCCTTTTTCTTCCATTTCTCTTATCATGGCTTGCAAGCTTATGAGCTGACCAAGCAAAGCGCGTATTTGTTCCTTATTCATTTGTTCTTTTTTCTATATTCTTTAACCTCTTTAGATGTTCCGCATTCATCGCACAAATTAAAATTCCATTGCCCGCGATCATAAAAGAATAGCCAATTAGGTTTACTTTGCTTGCAATGCGGGCAAGTGCTTTTTTCGTGTTCGGGTATTTGCTTAAATAGTTTTGAATTCATTTCTCTTATCCTTTAACGCTGTGTATTCCAATGCCAATTGTAACGCCGCGTAAACGGCCTTCGCCGCAAGCATGTTTTTTCCTGGCAATGCAATTGCCACATGCTCCCGGACAAGCAAATCTCTTTTCGTGGCCCGCTTCCTTTAGCGCTTGTAATACTTCTTTCCGGTATTCTTTGGACCCTTCATTGTCTTTATCCTGGTAGGCCTTGCTAGTTATCCACTTTCTCGCAACCGGTACCGCCACAAATTCGCCGCGCGTGCAATCCAATTGCAAAAGCTTTTCTTTTACGGTTGAACCGTACCGGGACCCGCTCGAAACATTTAGCAAATAGTTTTTGGGCCATTCATACCCTTGCTTATCTAGTTCAAGGAAAAGCTTCCATGACTTACTGTACCCGTAGCCGGCAATTCCATTATGGCCCGCAATTGTAATGTCATCTCTAGATTTGCATTGGTCCATCCAAAAACGCAAAATAGCTAAATTGGCAAAGTCACCGTCTACATATAAGCGAACGGTACGCCCGGCGGGTATATTCGCAAATTCACTTGCAACGATTGCTCGGCCCGCTTTTGACCGTAACAAAATAGAGTTTTGCAATTGACGAAAAAACGCCGCCGGGTAGCGCCACCCGGTAAATGAATAGCACCATCCCTTGCCAAAGTTATCCGGCGTGAATTCATTTTCACCGTACAAACAAGCGCCCGCGCCCGGACAATCAAAACCGGGCAAACTCGAAAACGCGTAAAATGGCAATTTCATATTTCCCGCCGCCGCAAATACGGAAAACGGCGTTGGCCCGCTTTGGTCCACGAACCAAGTCAAAAATCCCGTTGCAAAGTACTTAGTTGTATTTGTCGCGCTCGGGTCCCCAGGAATAGCCGCAACTAGTTTTGAGAGTAAGGGTAAATCATTTGCAAGCGCGGCCCGCGCTAAATCGATTTTACCCGGCGTTGATAGTTTAGGTGGAATCATAGTTTTTTCTTTCATACCGTACCCTATAAACTACACATGAGAACAAATAGCAAGCAAATAAAACAAAAAAATGTTTTGTAGGTTATAACTATATAAAAGCGCGTCCCTACTAACGCGGGCCAACGGGCCGGTTCCCGGCCATATGGCCAACGGTTTGAACGAATACCTGGACCAAGCGAAAAAGAGGGAAGAGCCGGAACCTGGGAACCGGGAACCTGGGAAGCCGGGAAAGTGGAACCAATGCAGAATCGATGCGAATGTGATGCATTTCTTCCCCCATCAATGAATTTGCTATACATATGTAAAGCAGATTGCACGCAAACCCGGCAAACCAAGCAAACCCGGTCCCCGCAAACCTGGCAAACCCGCTAAAAACCAAGCATGTTTCCCCGCTTTTCTAGCGTGCATTTTCGTAAATCGTTGCTATTCAACGCCAAAGCATAGCATGTGACTTAGAATCACGCGCTAAATCGAGACGCGAGCCACACCTAGGGGGGGAGGGGGGTCGCCGCTCGTCCGCGCTAATTCTGTATTATCATCACCACCCCGCATAATTTTTTCGCCATATGGTTTCCCCGCAATCCTGCCCCCCGCACCTCGCGCCCCACAGTATCCGTATGTAGTTTCTAGGGCGTTTTAAAGAGATCCCACGCCTCGCGGTACTTTTCGTGCTTTGCCTTGGAGGAGGGGTTATGAGCGTAGAGGGATATACGCACGGCCTGGTTTATTTCGAGGCATGGTATTATGTACCAGGTGGGTATGGCTTCTATATATGCGGCGAGTATGTCGACCTTTGTGCAATCTATGGTCATTTTCTTGGAAGTGCCTGAAGCGGTGGTGACCATATATCTGCCCTGTCCTTTATTTGGTTTATCAAATACTTTATCCTTAGTGCCTTTTATTTGTACTTTAAAGATTTTGCCCGCTTGGTTCATGACTAGGCAATCCTGAGGGAGGTAATCGCCCAGGGGTGTAAATACTTCGAGATTACGGGCTAGGGCTTCGGTGAAGAAAGTTTGTTCGTAGAGGGAGCCTCTACGCTTCATCGGATATTTCAATGACCTTATCCTCGGAGGCTTCCTTGGGGAGGGAATCTGTGGCCTTCTTGGCACCCTTGAGGATTGATCGTACCTTATCCGGGGTCATATCGGAGGCACCTAGTTTGACATTGGCAGAAGCGGTGATGTTTGTGGGTCTGCCGTTAATGGTCATGAGTTTGTCGAAGAGGACTGAGAGGGTATAGGCGAGGTTTTGCGGAGGTATCTGATCGAGTTTTTCGTGGATGAGGTTGAGATTGTCTCCGACTATGGCGGATAGTTTGTTGGATACTGCGTTTAGGTATTCCTGCTCGGTCATCTCCAGGCGGTAGCGCAGGAAGTGGCGTGTATAGTCCTGTATATCCTTTTGTTTTTTTGTGGGGTCATTTGCCTTAGCCTGGAGCTTGCGGGTTTCGGAAGCTGCATTTGCTTTCTTCATGGCTATTTTGGCGGCTGAATCGATGATATCGTTTTTTAGGTCCTTACGGAGCGCTTTCACGGTGGCTTTATTACCCATGATTTATTTTTTTGCACAAAAGGGTTGACAGGTCAATGCATAAACTACAGAAGGTGACACATGGACACGGAAAGGGCGGGAAAGATTTTGGAGAGGCATGGTCTTACGAAGAAGGCGTTTGCTGATATGATGGGGGTTAAGCCTAGTACCGCGAGGATGGCGTTCAGTCTGAAGAGGTTTAGCAAGAAGATGGTTGCCAAGTTGGAGGAGTTGGAGGGCGAGTTGGTGGTTGAGCAGGAGTTGGCGGAAGTCGATGAGATGATAGACAAGGCCCAGGAGAAGAGGGTAAGTATTATTGAGGGGATGGTAAGGCAGAGTACGGGGAATGCTCTTGTGCAGGAGGCTAGGGTATATGGAGTGCCTAAGAATAGGTTTCTGAGGTTAATTGAGTTTGGGGATGGTTCGCATGGTAAGTTTAAGTGCAAGCCCGGTAAGTATTTGAAGTTGGGAGAGAGTGTGCAGGTGAGGCATTTGGATAGGGATATGTGGGAGATTATAAAATGACTTTAAGAGCAGTCCTTCCTGTGGGCTTAACGGCGCTAGGAAAACAAGGATACCTCCGCGACACTCGGCGGGGAAGGATTGCTCTGCATTTAGTATGAGAATTACAATAGAGACAGACGATAAGCAGACCGTCACGATTGAGCGCAGAGGGTACATACAGGTGCATGATTACATCGAGGTATTCAAGGGTGCGTTGGTGGCTATAGGGTTCCATCCAAGGTTATTGGATGAGCATTTAAATGAGGGTGAATGGTATGAGGAAAGTGATACTACTGATAGCATTACTCATTAGCGGCTGTGCAAAAGACCCGCACCCCGAACATATTCCTGGTGTGAGTTGCCCGAAGCCCGGTCATGGAAAATGTCCTTTTGGATGCGATGGATGACATGGATTATCTATATGGCACACTTCTTAGCACGGAAGAGATCAACCGTGGATGGCAAAGGTTTTGGTCGAATTGCGAGTTACGCTACCGCGAGGGTGAGCGAGATCCCGATTGTCCGCCCAATACCTGGAGGACGGATATTCAGCGCAAGATGCCCAAGGCACGAACGGAATTAGATTTTAAAAATGAACGCAAAAAGAAAATTAATTCATGAATTAAAGAATACTTTCCATAGATGGGAAGAGGAGAGTGATTTGTTCGATGATAGTATTATCGATGCGTGCAAGAAGGCATTACGGGAATACTACGATGAGCAGGTGATCTCTTTTGATAGTGATATCGAGTTGGTGGATGACGAGGAAGAAGAGGAAGAATGAATGTGTATAAACCAACGGGGGAGAAGATGGAGAGTTGGCCCCAATGGGTGGGTCGTTTATCCGAGGATAATCTCGAACTGAAGAAGAAGGTGGAGCAGTTGGAGAGGGAGAATGCGGAACTAAAAAAGAGATGCTGTGATTTATTTAGCGAGGTAATCGAGGCAAAGGCGAGTCATGCAAAGTGAAAGTACCACCGGGATGGAATCCGATTTTTTGGAAAAAGTATGGGCGAGCAATACCACTATCTGTTCAAAACTTACCACGACCCGACTTGAAAAGCCTGGGTCCCCCACCATCGAAATTCGACCAAGAAACATTGGAACGGATACGGAAGGCTTCTGTGTCGGAGAAGCGCAAATCCCGGTCCAAACGCTCAAAGAAGCAATAGTGGTGGGTATGGAGATACAAGCGAGGGCATGATTAATGTAATTAATTTAGGTGCGGGTGTGCAGTCATCCACAATGGCGTTGATGGCGGCAAAGGGAGAGATTACTCCGATGCCCGATTGTGCGATCTTTGCAGATACACAAGCCGAGCCTGACTCTGTTTATGAATGGTTAGATTGGCTTGAGAAAGAGCTTCCATTCCCTGTTTATCGAGTGACTAAGGGTAGTCTTACCGATAAATCTTTGCAGTTGGTTGAGCGTTCTAAGGATGGAAAGTGGGGAAAGAAAGGCGAGAAATACATGAAGCGTATTATCCCTGTCTTTGGTTTGATGCCTGATGGTGAAGTGGTAGCCGCACTAGGGAGGAATTGCACAGCAGACTATAAGATAAGGCCAATAGAAAAAAAGATACTTGAATTGGCAGGAATAAAAAGAGGCGAGAAAGAGGTAAAGGTAATTCAATGGATAGGCATATCTTATGATGAATTACAAAGAATGAAGGAATCTCGAAAACCTTGGACTGAATTAAGATACCCATTGGTGGATTTGAAAATGCACAGGTATCATTGCAAGCAATGGATGAAAAAACATGGTTATCCTGAGCCTCCGAGATCTGCCTGTTATTACTGCCCTTTTCATAGTGATGAAGAGTGGCGGAGATTGCGGAATGATGAGCCTGAGTTTTTTCAAAAGGCAATAGAGTTTGATTCCCAAGTAAGAGAATTGTCAAAACAAGACCAAGGTATGAAAATGGAAGCATTCCTCCATCGCTCATGCAAGCCACTTGGGGAAATAGATTTTGATAATGATGAAGATAAAGGACAAGAGACTTGGGATTTTATGGCAGAGTGCGAAGGGATGTGCGGGGTATAATGAGACCCAAGTACGAGACACAGGCTGACCTCGATAATGAGAAGGAGGTATGTGGATTTCTGAGCAAGGTATGGGATTGTGTGTTCCATAAGCTTAATCCGATTAAGTACAAGGTGGATTTCCTGATTGAGAAGGGAGACCACTACGGATGGGCGGAGTTAAAGTGTTTAAATATTAATTATGGGCAGTTCCCGTTTATGATTTCGTACAAGAAGATCGAGGCGGCAAAGCAGTTATACGAGACAAGCGGTAAGAAGTTTACTCTGATTTTCAGATGCAAGGATGCATTATGTTTTCATACATGGGATTTCAGTAGGGATTATAAGTTTGAACTAGGAGGCAGGACGCGAGCAACCCGTGATCCCCAGGATATAGAACCTATCTTCCGTATAGATCCAAAGGATTGCACGATAGTGGAGGGGTATGCCTAAGATAACTTACGCAGATGAGGTAGATGCCCACTTTGGTATTCCTTGGATAAATGATTTAAAGTATGAGAAGGGCGAGCTTGCGTGTGCATTATCGAGCGAGGAGATCGATGCCTTACCGCAGGAGCGCGCAGAAACCTTGTCCCGTTTGATTTTGGACCAACCGGAGTCGGAGAAGGAAGATCCAATCCAATGGGGTTGGACTCTTCCGGGGTGGAGACGGGTGATGGATAATTGGAAGGATACGAAGATCCATGTGGTGCTTGGTGGAAACCGAAGTTCCAAAACAACTTTCGCGTCCCGTCTGCTTGTGCATATGGCACAGACTATCCCTGAAGCAGAGATTCGTTCTTTGCATGTATCGGAGGAGCGAAGTATTTCGGATGCCCAAAGGTACATATGGGAAGCACTTCCCATGAGGTACAAACGGGCAAAGAAGAAGAGCGAGAATCATTCCTTGCAGTATACACAGAAGAATGGATTCAACTCCGCCAAGGCGATCCTACCGCCAACCACACCAGGTGCGGAACGGGGGAGTACAATATCTTTTAATAACTATAGGCAGTATCAGGCAGATCCGCAGATATTTGAGGGATGGTCAGCACATTGTATCCATATGGATGAGGAGGCACCTGAGAGTATCTTTGAAACATTGGTAGGTGGTAGAACTGTGGATTACCACGGACGGGTGCTGTTAACCTTCACGACATTGCAGGGGTGGACCCCATTGATTAATAGTCTGTTGAAAGGAGCGGAGACTGTGGAGTCGCGATACAGCGAATTGATGGGGCGCGAGTTACCGGTAGAGCAGATATCCACCAATTGGCCTGATTGTAGAATTTATTATTTTTGGTCCGAGATGTCCCCGTTTGTTGACTACAGCGAACTGATCCGAACCTACTCCAAGCAACCACAAGAGGTAAAACTCGCTCGCCTATATGGCATCCCTAGCAAGGCGATGGAGGGGAGATTCCCTAAGTTCAACCGCGACACCAATGTCGTCCCCCATGAACGAATCCCCTTCATCGCCGATCCTACGGTACGGACTACCCGGTACTTCGTGTGCGATCCCGGTGGGAGTAAACCGTGGGTGGCGATATGGGCGGCAGTCCTGGAGGATGGTACGATCTATGTGTACCGCGAGTTCCCTGATTCCTCGATGGGCCAATGGGCATTACCACATGTGAATGGGTTGGGCAAGAGCGTGGGTAAACCGGGTCCTGCACAGCGTCCGCTTGGATGGGGATATGCCGCATACAAGGAGCATTTCGAGGCATTAGAGCAAGGCGAGGATATCTTTGAGCGAATTGTTGACCCCCGCATGGGAGCCGCCACGGTGCGCGAAAAGGAGGGGGAGAGTAATATAATTAACACGATGGCGAACCTTGACTTTGTTATGCGACCTGCACCGGGCGTGGAAGTGGAGGCGGGTATTGCGAAGATCAACGATGCCCTGGCATGGGATGATACGGAGCCGATGTCGGAGAAGAATAAGCCAAAACTCTTTGTGTCTGACAGGTGTGATAACTTTATTACCTCGATGCTTGAATATACGGGCAGTTCCCGTCAGGAGCATTTTAAGGACTTTGTTGATACTATCAGATACCTAATGGTCAGCGGACCTGACTATGTGGGCGGTGGAAGCCTTATGTGTACAGGTGGTGGAGGATATTAATCTTGCCAGTCAACTACAAAAGGTTACATTATGCTACGCATATGCAGTCTGCCGCCGATCCCGAACTTTTATATGTCAGTAAGGAGCCTGATGTTGACTATCTTGCGGAAACTTATCGCAGGACTCAGTCGGAGTTGGGCGAATGGTTAGACCGTAGACAAAGAGATTACGATGTAAGGAACTGCTTATGGGCAGGGAAGTCGGATGATTTCAAAAAGCACTCCCACCTAAGTTCCACCGGAGATGTATTTCCGTGGGATGGGGCCTCCGATCAGGAGATCCGCATGGTGGATAATCAGATAAATAAGTGCGTGGCGATGTCCACCAATGCGGTAAGATC